ACAAAAAATATAAATTATACTATAATAAACAAACAGGTAAGGCCTTACAATATTCAACTGAGGATCTAGACGGTGATTATATTGAGATTACCAAACAACAGTATGCTGAAAGTCGTTACGATAGTATTGTACTAAATGGTAAGTTAACAAGCATTGTAGAGGCAGTTCGATGGCGAAAGTTAGTTCCTGGAAATGAAGGAGTTGCTTGTGCAGTTGACAATGTCATGATTGTCGATACAAATAGTTCAGTAAAATGGAAAGTTAAAACCTATTATGCTGATTAAACAGATTGGAAAAACAATGAAACACCTAATTATACTGGTGTTACTGCTTACCGCATTTAACACACACGCTCAAGAAATACCAAAACCAGAATCAAAGCCAGACAGAACACAGCTACTGTTAAACATGCAGGTACCATGCAGTGAACAAGGCATTGACTACCTTTCAGATATAGTAAACAAGCATGGCGAACAAGAGTTTGCAAGTGGAGTATTCAAAATCAAGCCATTGATGAAACCAGATATGGTCACTGTTGATTTGCTTATGTATGTGAATCCTAAAACCAGTACATTTACAATTTTCAGTTATCAAAAAGTTGGTGAATATAATGTTGCATGTGTAATTGCTGGTGGTACAGATTTTACACCATTCTCAGGAGAGTATAGAAAGAATGATTGATGTTGCTGATTTAGATTGCATATATTTGAGCTATGACGAGCCCAAGAAAGAAGAATTCTGGGTAAAGATACGCAACATGGTGCCATGGGCTAAACGTGTAGATGGAGTACATGGATCAGATGCGGCACACAAAGCGGCTGCTGACGCAAGCGATACAGAACGTTTTATACTAATTGATGGCGATAACTTGCCACAAGAAAGTTTTTTCAACGAAACGATCGAATACAAAACAGATCAGTACGAACAAGCAGTGTACAGATGGCGTGCCCGCAACGATATAAACGGACTTATGTATGGCAACGGAGGTATAAGTTCATGGACTAAAACATTTGTACAAAACATGCGTACACACGAAGCATCAGAAGGTGCAGATGAAACTGATGTGGAGTTTTGCTTTGATGACCTATACTGGCCAATGTACAACTGCTATTCAACTACCTATCCTGGAGAAAGTGCAAAACATGCTTTCCGTGCAGGCTTTAGAGAAGGCGTAAAGATGTGCCTTGATAAAGGTACCAAGCCCAGTGCAAGTGCGTTTAAGGAAAGTGTACATAATAGAAACTTAGATCATTTAACCATATGGCACAATATAGGTGCAGATACAGAACACGGACTATGGGCTATTGCAGGATCAAGACTTGGAACATATAAAACAATGTTGCAGAAGGATTGGAACTATAAAGACGTACAGGACTTTGCAAAGTTGGATGCTATCTGGGAAGATGTAAAACATTTAGCACCTGGTGAATTAGTAAGCATAAAAGCTGATGATCTTGCTAGACAACTTTCTTTACCCATGAATATCCTTACACCTGTACAAAGTAAATTTTTTAAACATCATTATCGTAGCAACTGGCACAATAAATCTATTATGACTCGCGAAATTGATGTGATTAGGAGTCAAGAAGGTTGGTAGCTCAAAACAAAGGCGATGGCGTTGATGAGAACTTTAAAAGCGACTTCTTATCTGACGCAGAACGTGCCCAACAGAAGTTAGACACAGTAAGCCCAAGTTTCTGTTTGGCTAAATGGAAGCAACTTAGTTTACATTTGACAACTGGTATGAACAACAGTTGTTATCATCCACCACTTCATAGTGCAGATGCAGAATTAATCAAAGTCAATCCTAGTGCATTACACAATACAGAACACAAAAAGCAACAACGCAAATTGATGTTAGAAGGCACACGACCACCTGAGTGTAGTTATTGTTGGGCAATGGAAGACAATGGCAAATTAAGTGATAGACACTTTCGTTCAGGCGAGCCTTGGGCAATTAAGGACTTTGAAACAATTAAAAATTCTCCTTGGGATCAAGATATTACGCCTAGTTATGTTGAAGTAGATTTCAACAGTGCATGTAACCTTAGTTGTAGTTACTGTTCACCGCAGTATAGTTCAACGTGGATGGCTGAAACAGAAAAACATGGTGCATGGCCAACGTCAACACCGCACAATGATCCAGCACACTTTACAGGCAAAAGACGTCCTATACCAGCAAGAGAACACAATCCTTATGTGGAAGCATTTTGGAAATGGTGGCCTACACTGTATCCTGAGCTTGAGCATTTTAGAATGACTGGTGGTGAACCAATGATGGATAAGAATACATACCGTGTATTTGATTATGTATTAATGAATCCAAGTTCAAAACTACACCTAAGCACAACTTCAAACTTCAGTGTTGAAGAAAAACTATGGCAACGCTACAAAGGTTATGTTACTATGCTATGTGAAGTTCCTGATCGTGTTGAACACTTTATGCAGTATGTAAGCCTGGACGGTATGTTTGAACCAGCAGAATACATGCGACACGGATTGAACTTTAACCTATTATGGGACAGAGTAAATCAGTTTCTAAACGACATACCGGAACGTAATAGTATAACTTTTATTATAACAATGAATAACCTAAGCATTACCAGTTTGCAACAGTTATTTGTGGCTATCCTTGGACTAAGACAAATATACAGTAACACCTATCAAAGAGTTTGGTTTGATACTCCTGTACTGCGTACACCTACTTGGCAGAGTCTACAACTGTTACCAGAAAGTTATGTACATGAACTTGAAGTGATAAAAGACTGGATGCAAGAAAATTTAGAATCTGAACAAACACGTTTTAAAGGATTTAAAGATTATGAAGTAGCAAGACTAGACAGAGACATTGCATGGATGCGTGATGGACAAAAACTAGATCCTGAATATATCAATAAAAACAAAGCAGACTTCTACAGGTTCTTTAACGAACATGATAGACGTAGAGGCACAGACTTCTTAAAAACATTTCCTAAAATGAGCACATGGTGGGAAGAGTGCAAATATCGTGCTAGTATTTAGATCTGTATAATTATACATATGCCCAAACAACCAAATGAAACTGACCTAAATTATAAACAACGAGTGCTTGATCCACTTAGTTCAAGTATGTGTGGAGCCAAATGGTACAATGCTACTATATGGTTAGGCAGTGGCATGACCACCAGTTGCCATCATCCTCTACCTCATAAAGTAAGTGTTGAAGATGTTTTAGAAAATCCAAAAGCATTGCACAACACACC